CCCATGGACGGTCGTTTCTTCCTGATCCCCCCGTCGAGCCGCAACACCCTGATGGGCCTGGCCCGCTACACCGAGCAAGCGTTTATCGGCAACGGCGACGCTATCCGCAACGGTGAAATCGGTCAGCTCTACGGTATGGCTGTGTTCGCTTCGTCCAACGCCGACACCGGCGCTGGCGGCAGCGGCACCGACCGTATCTGCCTGATGGGCCACCGCGACGCGATGGTGCTGGTTGAGCAGCTCGGCGTGCGTTCGCAGACGCAGTACAAGCAGGAATACCTGGGCACCCTCTTCACCGCCGACACCATCTACGGCGTGAAGGCTCTGCGTACCTCTGCTACCGCTGGCGCCGCTAACGCTTCCGCCGCCTACGCTCTGGCCGTCCCGGCCTAATGACTAGCCCCTCGGCCACAAGCCGGGGGGCGTCTTTTTATTAGGAGGTTCAAATGGCTACCGCTTCTTCCGTTACTACCCGACGGGGAAACGACCAGTTCCGTGGTCTGTTCTCTGATACTTGGTTGGTCAAAGCTACTCTGGACGCCGGTTCGCTGGTGGACGGTGCTGGCGAAACCGACGATGTGACTGTCGCCGGCGTCGCGCTGGGCGATATGGTTATCGGCGCTTCTCTGGGCGTTGATCTGGTGGGTTTGACTGTGACTGGCTATGTCAGCGCGGCCAATACCGTCAAGTTCCGCATCCAGAACGAGTCCGGCTCTACGGTCGATCTGGCGTCTAGCACGCTTCGGATCGTCATTGCCAGGTCGCTGGCCTGATTAACAAGGGGGCTTTTGCCCCCTTGTTTTTGGAGTTCAAATGGCAACCTTTCGCTGTCTTCAGAGTGGTAATACGGTAACGTTCACTCTTCAGCACGACATTGATTCGATGCGCGGTCACGCTGGCTATGTCCGGGTGGACGAAGAGGAACAAGAGCCAGAGTTCGACCCTAACAAGCAGCGTGATGACACGCCGTTCACGGCTCCGGCTCGGCCCCGTGGACGCCCTCGTAAAGTAATCACTATCTAGGAGATTGATATGCCGATGGTCGGAGAAAAGAAGTTCGCCTACACTCAAAAAGGCAAGAAGCAGGCTAAAGAGTACGCCGCCAAAATGGGCAAGTCCATGAAAGCGCCGCCTATGAAGTCTGCCCCCATGAAGAAGATGGGCCGTAGCAAATGAAAAAGACCAAGGCTGAGAAGAAAATCAGCAAGGTCATGCGCGAGTACAAGGCCGGAACCTTGCACTCGGGCAAGGGTGGCCCGGTCGTCAAGTCCCAGAAACAGGCGGTGGCTATCGCCCTGTCGCAAGCTGGAAAGGCCAAAAAGAAATGAAGCAGGGACTCTACGCCAACATCGCAGCCAAGCGCGAGCGCATCAAAGCCGGTTCTGGCGAGAAGATGCGTAAGCCTGGCACGAAGGGCGCTCCTACGGCCAAAGCCTTCAAACAGGCGGCAAAAACCGCTAAGAAGAAATGAAAACCCCCGCCTGGCAGCGAAAAGAGGGACAGAACAAAAAAGGCGGCTTGAACGCCAAGGGCAGGGCGTCTTATAATGCTGCAACCGGTGGATCTCTAAAAGCCCCGGTCAAATCAGGCGACAACCCGCGACGGGCCTCCTTCCTAGCGCGAATGGGCAATATGCCCGGGCCTGAGTACAAGGACGGCGAACCGACTCGCCTCCTGTTGTCCCTCCGAGCCTGGGGCGCGTCGTCCAAAGCGGATGCAAAAGCGAAAGCCAAGGCAATATCAGCGAGGAACAAGAAGTGAGGCCAATCTCGGTCGGCGTTAATCCAACGGCAGCTACGCTGACGACCGTCTATACGGTGCCGACCGGGTATTACGCTAAGTTCACCGTGATGTACATCCACAATACGGGTGGCTCTACGAAGCACATCACGGTGCAATGGATCGACTCTAGCGCAAGCGCGACTTATGACATCCTGACTCAGTATACGCTGTCGGCTAAGACCTACTTGCAGTTTGATGGCAATGCGTACATCGTGCTGGAAGAGGGCGACTCTATCAAGATCACAACTGAATCTGGCAGTTCGTTTAGCTTCATCGCAACCTTTGAAGAAACAGGGCTGACACGGCAATGACCTACCTGCAACTGATCAACGATGTGCTGATTCGTCTGCGCGAGACGCAGGTGTCTACGGCCAACGAAACCAGCTACTCGACCCTCATTGGTAAGTTCGTCAACGATGCCAAGCGCCAGATCGAGGATGCCTACTCGTGGAACGTGCTGGGCCAGACGGTCACCTTCCCCACCGTGGCAGGAACCTATATCTACTCGATGACCGGCGCAGGCCAGAAGTTCCAGGTGATGGACGCGATCAATCCGACCTCCAATGTCGGGCTGACCAACATCTCGTTTGTCGAGATGAATCGCTTTCAGAACTTCATCACGCCAGTTACCGGCATTCCCCAAGCGTATTCGTTTGATGGTGTGGACGGCAACGGCGACACCAAGGTGGTTCTGTACCCCCGCCCAGACAATGTTTACACGATCACCTTCTCTCTGACTGTGCCGCAGGCCACGCTCTCGTCGGACAGCACCTCTGTGCTGGTGCCTGATGTGCTGGTCGCGCAAAACGCCTTCGCGCGAGCGCTGGTCGAGCGCGGTGAGGATGGCGGTCTGGCATCGTCCGAGGCGTACCAGCTCTATCGTTCGATGCTGTCGGACTATATCGCGCTGGAAAGCACCCGTTACCCTGAGAACCAGGAGTTTGTCCCGATATGAGCCAGGCGCTGCAATCGGTTGCCATTTCAGCCCCCGGCTTCTTCGGGCTGAATACGCAGGACTCGCCTCTGGACTTGCAGGCGGGCTTCGCGCTGGTTGCGACCAACTGCATCATTGACCAGTATGGTCGCATCGGAGCGCGTAAGGGCTGGGCGAAGGTCAACTCTTCGTCTGGCAACTTGGGCGCTAACGATGTCGGCGTGATGGCCGAGTTGGTGGAGTCTGACGGCGCGCTGACTGTGCTGTTCGCTGGCAATAACAAGCTCTTCAAGCTGGGCACTTCAAATGCTGTTACCGAGCTGACTTATGGGGGAGGGGGTACGGCCCCCACGATCTCGGCGAGCAACTGGTCATGCGCCGCGCTTAACGGCGTGATGTACTTCTTTCAGACCGGCCACGATCCGCTGATCTACGACCCGGCGGTCAGCACCACGACTTATGAGCGCGTTAGCGAGAAGACCGGCTACACCGGGACGGTGACGAACTCCAATATCGTTCTGTCGGCCTTTGGTCGCCTGTGGGTGGCTAACAGCACCACCAACAAGAACACGGTCTATTTCTCCGATCTGCTGGCTGGTCATGTCTGGAGTACCGGCACGGCTGGCTCGCTCAATGTGGATCGTGTCTGGCCCAACGGTTCAGACGAGATTCAAGGGCTGGCCGCGCATAACGGCTTCCTGATCATCTTTGGCAAGCGCCAGATTCTGGTGTATCAGAACGCCACGACGCCCTCGACCATGAGCCTGAGCGACACGGTGGGCGGCATCGGCTGCATCGCCCGCGACTCTATCCAGACGACGGGCAAGGATGTCCTATTCTTGTCCAACTCTGGCGTGCGCTCGTTTGCCAGGACGATTGTCGAGAAGTCAGCGCCGCTGGGCGACTTGTCCAAGAATGTCCGAAACGACCTGATGACCGCCATCGCTGGCGAGACGCTGGCGAATGTGAAGTCGGTCTACTCAGAAACTGAGGCGTTCTATCTGCTGACTACGCCTTCTGTCAGCCAGGTCTTCTGCTTTGACACGCGGGGCCAGTTGCAAGACGGATCGTTTCGGACGACGACTTGGGACTCAATTGAGCCTACTTCGCTACTGTCGCGGCGCAACGGCGATGTGCTGATCGGCAAGAACGGCTACATCGGCAAGTACAGCACCTATCTAGACGACACATCTGTTTATCGGTTCCAGTACTACACGAACCACGCTGATCTTGGGGATCAGAACATCACTTCGATTCTGAAGAAGATCAAGGCGGTCGTGATTGGCGGAACGAATCAGTATGTGACGATCAAGTGGGGGTTTGACTTCAACACAAGCTATCAGTCAGTCAACACCTATATCCCGATTCAAGGTGTGTCTGAGTACGGCGTTGCCGAGTATGGCGCCAACGGATCGCCTGTGGCCTACTACTCTAGTGGCGTTGCCTTGCAGACGCTCGTTGCGTCTGCGTCTGGCAGCGGAAAAGTAGTGCAAACCGGATACGAGTCCAATATTAACGGGTCAGCGCTGTCGATCCAGAAGATCGAAATCCAGTCGAAAAATGGGAAGATGTCATGAGCGCCAATTTAAAATTGGTGCTCGCCACTAAGCAGTGTAATCGCTGCTTAGTGGATAAGCATCTTTCAGATTTCTCAAAAAACTCTAAAGCCAAGGACGGCCTTCAGTATCGGTGCAGAACCTGCGATCTAGCCTATCAAAACGAACGCAGGGTAAAAAACAGAGATTCTTTAACGCAGTATTACAGAGACTATCAGAAAGAGCGCCGAAAGAATTTCGACTATCGACTTCAGATGCTTGTTAACGCATCAAAGCAACGCGCTCGGCTCAATCAACGAGAGCATTCGATATCGGTTGAGGATGTTAAGGCCATCTATCCGCCTGACGGGAGATGCCCAATTTTTGGCTTAAAACTTGAGTTCAACGGGGCTGGGTTCAGAGACAATAGCCCCAGCATCGACAGGATAGACTCAACAAGAGGCTACACCAGCGACAATATTCAGATTATTTCTTGGAAGGCAAACCGTATAAAAGGCGCCTCGTCGTTACAAGATTTAGAGATGATGGTCGCATACCTGAAGCAAGGGGATTGAAGTGGCAAATTACGTTCAAAGCACCAACTTCGCTACGAAGGATTCTCTGTCGCCTGGCGATCCGCTGAAGATCGTCAAGGGTACGGAGATCAACACCGAATTTGTCAACATTGCCGTGGCTGTGGCGACGAAGGCTGATCTGGCATCGCCTACGTTCACAGGCACGCCCTCGTTGCCAACAGGCACGACGGGCGTCACGCAAAGTTCTGGTAACAACAGCACCGCGCTGTCAACTACGGCGTATGTTGATGCGGCAATCACGGCAGTTAAAGCCGCGCTATTTCCTGTAGGCGCAATCTATACCGCTGTTGTTTCGACTAACCCTGGAACGCTTCTTGGTTTTGGTACTTGGACGGCGTTCGGTGCTGGTCGAGTCATGGTTGGTTTTGACTCTGGCAACGCTCTGTTTGACACGGCTGAAGAAACTGGCGGTAGCGCGGACGCAGTTGTTGTGTCGCACACCCACACGGCGACGGTTACTGATCCGGGCCACGCGCACACCTATGAACAGCCAAGCAACACCTTTATTCAAGGCTCTATTGGCGGTACGGGTTTGACCAACAAGTCAACGCAAAATACAGGCACAGCCACCACCGGTATCACCGTTGCCAACAGCACG